TCGCGCTCGGCGGTGAGCCGCTCCACCGTCAGCGCGTCATGGCTATCTTGCAATTTGGTGTATAAAGCTCGGATGTGGTCGCGGTCTGATTCGATAAGTTGGGCAGTAGCGCATCTCGCTTTGTAGTCGGATGCTTGCGTGTCAAGCAAGAATTTCAGCCGCGCGATTTCCGCGTCCTTGTCCACATCCCCCACTTGAAGCGCGGGCACCTCCGCAGCCAGCAGCGCGCGGAACGCGGCGGCAGTGCCAGCCGAACCAAAGCCCACAGTTGCGGATATTCGCTCAAACGGACTCACGCCATCCAGCCCCGGATCGAACCACGCGGGGTTTAGTCCTACATGCTTTTCCATATCATCCATCCTTCTTTGGTTGCAGCCCCTTGCTGTGTTACGTAGTGTAGAGTATAGCGGCGCGATTGTCAATAGCCACCCATACTAGGATTCCGCTCGCCAGCCGTCATGCTTGGATGCTCTTCCATCGCTATGCGCTCGCGGTCGTGTATGATTTCCATCAGCTCCGTACACGCCTTGCTCCATGCGTCATCGCGGGTTGCGCCGTAGCACTCGATTTCTATATCTGTGCTATCTGCAATGTACACCGCCCATGCGTTAGTGCTACTGAATCGGCAGCGGTCTTCAATCGTGATTGCACCGCCATCAAGGTATCCGAATACGTCTTGCTCTTCCATCAGATGATTCCTTTCTTGACCAGGACTTCCCGAACCTCAAACAAGTCATAGGAGTTGTACGTGCTCTTCCGCAACGTATCCCACACAGCGCGGCGGTCGCTGGTAGGAAAGCCAAAGAACCATTTCACTGCCCGCAATGTGGCGCGGTGCGGATAATCGCCCATCGACTTCTCCCACCACAACGGCGCGACGGATGGGATGTTCTTGTCCTCTTCCGGCAAAGGTGCCACTTCCAAAGACTTGTCAATCACGCCGATGGTATCCAGCATCCTATCCCCGCGCATGGGTGCCTTGCATGATGCCGGTTCAATCCTTCGCGGGGTAAGCGGCACCGTATGCGCCAATTCACGGAAGCGGCCCATCATGTCTAGCGCGGCGATGCCATCGCCATAGCGGCCAATCGTGACGTTATCAACGCGGTCCATCGCGAATGTCAGTTGCATGGTCAATCCTCCCTTGATTCAGTCAGGTACACTTCGCGCGCCTTGCGCCACTTGTCCCATGAGGTGGTGGAGCCAAAGCCTGCAAGCAGGCATTCGCAGTAGAACACCGCCGCATCGCGGTACGCTTCCATCGCGGCATCCACAGGTTCCTGTTCCGCCGGATGTTGCCTCACCAGTGCCGCGCCGATTAGCGCGCCAAGTAGCCCACAGAGTAGGTACATCATTACGCCACTCCTTGTGGATAGTATTTCTGCAAGTAGTCAATCACTTCTATGCCACGGTCCACACCACCGGGAAAATAATTGTACCCATCATTGATTCGATTGCGGATGTGGTCTGATGCCTCTTGGCTACTCATGCCGATTTCTTTTAGTGCGCCAATCTCGTAGGCTACCCATCGACCAATCATTCCCCAAACCCTTCCGCGTTGTGGCGGTTCCGCGCTGCCCGCGCTAGTGCGCGATACATCAGGTCCGCCGCCAATTCGTGCTCGGTCATTTCGCGTTTGACTTCCGGCTCTGCGGGCTTTTCAGTGGCGGGCTTGCCCTTCTTGCCCCACAGCGCGCCGGAGATTGCTTTCTTGCTCATTGGTTCACTCCCATATTGATAAGTGCCGTCGTGGATTCGCTGATAATGGTGGCGAGCATCCCCGCGCCAATCTGCGCGCAATTCGGATTCAGTTTGGACACGCGCGTCAAAGCATGGACTGCGTCGGCATTCGCCAGTTGCAGCCGCTGAACCTCGCTTTGCAGCCTTGCGATTTCGGCGCGCATCATGTCGCGTTCGTCCATCGCGTGGTCAAATGACTGCTTGAACGCGATGATGGTCTGTTCCAGTTCCTTGATGTTAGTCAAGTGTGCGTCAAGTTTGTTGCTCATGTACTCGTTCATTTCTCACCCTCCGTAATATCGAACCATACATCCTCAAATATGTTGCCGATGCGTATAATCTTGCCTCCATCAATTTCCGCACGGCAGTACTTACCCACAATATTAGTGATATTATCAGTCTGGAACACGCGGCACAATCCAGTAATAAGTCGCAGCGCGTAGTCCTGATAACGAAGGTCATATCCACCGTAACCTTGGTGATAGTTCTGGAACCTCAACATAACCATAAAGCTAGGTATGCCGTGTCCCTCAGTGCCGATGTGCAAGCTATCGACTTGAGCGTTTTCCACCTTCATGCGTTCACCCTTTCAGTTGTCATCACTGGTTGTCGCCATCTCGCAAATCATGAACTCACGAATGGCGTCGTTAATCGTGCATTCGCCATCCGCTACGGGCTTGGCGTAGTGCTGGCGTTCGTGCTTGTTGAGTTCCGCCCATGCGTTGGCCTCGTAGGTATCCATTGCTTTGCCCATCTCGACCACGGCTTCCTTTAGCGTCATGTGTCTACCCTCCCCGCGTGTAGGATGCGCGGCCCCCGTGGGGGTTAGGCTACCAAAGAAACCATTTTGAAATATTCCTCGTTCCATCCATCGTTGAACGCGCCACGAATTTCGGCATAGTTGCGAGCGCGAAATAACCTATCAAGCCCACGAGTTGCGGACAAAACCGCATCGTCGAAGTAGCGGCAATCGAACGGCGTGAGCTTTAAGCCGTTGCGTGCGTGCTGTCGTCCGAACTCTTTCGCTTCTTCTGTGGTGTAGTGTATCATCTCGTGTTCCCTTCGTTTGTTGCCAGCCCCTTGCTGGCCACGGCTTAAATATACTACATGGCGTATAGCGTGTCAACAAAAAAATAAGCGTTTACCGGGTGAGGGTAAACGCTTGGAAATGAATGACTTGCGGGCTACTCTTCTTCGGGTTCCGTGATGTTGTCCACAAAATCTTCGGCGCACACTACGCAATATTCATCGAATGACGCCATCGCGGTTCCGTCAATGAAGAACGTGATACCGCCCGTGCCCGTAATGCTGAATTCGTCAGCCTCAACAATGCGCGTTCCTTCGGGGCCGCCTTCTGGTGTCACCTGCAAAACAAATCGCTTCATACTGTGTTGTCTCCTGTTAGGCTTTCGCCTGGTTGAAAATTATGGGCCGGGCGGGAGGGGAGTCCGCCCGGCTAGGGAGTAAGCCGCGTTGCGCGGCAGAGAGGCTGCGCCTATTGTATGCTGCGCCACTAGGTAAGTCAACATGACGAATAGTATCAGGTGCATCGTGCTGACCATCCGCGCACAAACTTGCGCTGGCTCTGGTTGTTTTGAATGATGGTTGAATAGTAGTTAAACCGCATGGCGTTGAACGCGCCAAGTAGGGCTTGCTCGTATTTCTCGCTAAGCCGATTGATAGCGCGAATGGTTATCGCACCCATGATACCGTCGGTCTTTAACTCACCCCATCCATCGGGCACAATCGCGTTGTGCGCCTGCTGGAGCAACTTTACCGCGCGCCCGGTGCCGGAGTTCACGGCGCAATCAAACACGCGGGCAGACACGATTCCGCTTTGCAATTCGCCAAGGTGTATCGCATCCCAATACAAGTGCATGTACACATGGATAGCGTGTTCGCGGGTGATGTTTGCAACGTCGGTAGGAAGGATTGAACCCTTCCATAGCCCGCGATTGCGGAAGGTCTGCCATGTGCCTTCGGTGATACCGTACTTCGTGCGCCCGCCCCTGTCATCGGGGTCATCACTCCAGCCACCCTCAAACGCCATCGTGCGTTCTATGGCGCGATAGAAATGGTCAAGGTCATCGTGCGTGCTCATTGGTTAGCCTTTCTTTCTGCGCCATGTCAGGTAGTCCGCGCCGTGTTCAGGGTCGAAGAATACTTGCACAAGGTTGCGCTCTACGGTGGCATCAGGGTCAATTACTGTAACACAACATGGCGATATGTTGTGGTCTGGAAAGCCTTCCGCGCGCGCGTGCTCGTCGTGCTTCTTGTAGGTGCCCACGCGGATACAGTGCGAGATTAGTTCGCTTGCGGGGTCTTTAACTAGGGTGTAGCCCGTCGTGTGCTTGTGCCCGCATACGAGGATATGGTCCTTCCAGCCCATCTGCGCCGCCTTGGCAACGCCATGCACCACATTCCACTGTGAGTGACCACGGAAGTCATGTCGAGCATTCACGCGCACTTGGCGCCCATTGGGGAAGGTGAGGTTCAACCTGCACCCATGATACTCAAACGGTCCAGCGTTGCCGCGTAGAATCCATTTCAGCGGGTCGCCTGCGCCGCTCCATGCGTCATGATTGCCGCCAATGATGTACAGCCAATCGCGCACCATGTTAAGGAAGTGCTCGGTCAGTATCCATGACTCGCGCGCGGAAGTAGATTGCTCGCCGTAGAGCCGCTGGAGCCGCCCCACCCAATTGTTCTGCTGGTCGCCAATGTTGCCGGCAAACAGTCCTTCGGTGTTACGTACTATCTTGGCGTGTAATTCAAGCTCGGATAGGTCCGTATCGCCATCGGTATGCGGGTCGCCAAAGTGGAGTACTCCAATCGGGCCTTTCAGTTTGACGGTAACTGGTATCAGCTTGCGGGCGGAATACGCTTTGTCCACGCGGTCGAAATGTTGCTTGCGTGACTCCCACAAATCCTCGGGTGTCATGTCTGGTGATGGTAGTTCCGGCACCTCAAATTCAGCCGGGATTCTCGCCAAGTGGTGGCGGACCGTCTTAGGGTCAATCCCCAACATTCGCGCCGCTGCCCTTACCGCCCCTGTTTCATTGTACGCAGCCTGAACTTCAGCCGCCGTTACCCCTTTGTGGTAGCCGCTCATGCTTTTGTCCCTTTTAGTTGGGGGTTGTCTGCAAGTACCGACACTATGCCATGCGCCAGGCTATCGACCATAACCTCATCGTGATTGATGTGGCCAAGGTTGTACAGGATGCCGTGCACGATTTCATGCCATAACGTTACTTGCTTGGCCTGCGGTGCCAGCCCGCTATTGATGACGATGATTTGCTTGCCGTAGTCAATTAGCCCGTACTCGCTAATAGGTGCCTCGGTGACTGAGTACAGCATCGGGCCTATCTTCACGGACTTCATTGTGAGGCCGCGCCGCCCTTTGGGCGATTCATCCCTTCGCGATTGCCCGCGCGCTTGAGACGCGATACAGCTTTCTCAATCTGCGCTTCCACGATTTCCGGCGTTGCCGCGTAGACGGTGTTGTCTATGCGCTCCAGTTCACAGACTTCCTGTATCTTGTGCTTGGCGATTTCTACCGCGATTTTCTTCTGCTCTGGCGTGAGCTTGCCGTCTGGATTCTTCGCCTTCAGCCCGCGCACGTAATTGGTATAGGTGCTAGCTACCGCGCCTTCCACGATTTGCAGGAATAGCCGCATCACAAAGTGTGTGCGCTTTTGGTACATATCGGTGGTCTTGAACCCCGTCCACACCGCCGCCACAAACAAGCCTAGCGCGGTCAGTACGGCTTCGCTAGTAAGGAATTCGGTAAGGTCGTTAGCCATGACGTTCTACCCTCTCCCGTTGCTCCCGTTGGTGTCTTGTCTCCAGCACCGCAATACGGTTTCCGTGTTCCGTTGTGCGGTCGAATAGCTTTTCGATACTGCGCTCCAGTTTACCTATCGCGCCTATTAGCTCTTCGATGTTTGCGCCTATTCTACCACTCCACCGCGCCGCCATGAATAGCTGAATGGCCGATGTGAGGGTGAACGCAAGCACGCCAAGTATGATGCTGATTTGCGATGGTTCCATGATTAGAAACCCGCAGAAGCAAGCAGCCGGAAGAGTTCAGTCAGCACCGCCAACAACAAGCCGATGTAATCACCGGAAAGAACGTAGCCAAGGATTTCAGTAGCGGTCATTGAGTAACCCTTTCAATTTATGGAAGATGAATGCGGCCCACGAGAAACGCCAGCTTGCCCCGTGCTGTATCCAGCCGGGACCATTTAGGAAGTCTGGCATTCTCTCGTTCATATGGCGATAGTAGCACAGTTAACGGTCTGTGTAAAGTCTTAGTTAGTCGAGCGCGCGATTTCTGCCCAGATAGACTGCGCAGAATTATACATTAAGGTTAATCGGCTTGACGTATTCGCGATGGTGTAGTCCGCCGCGCCATCGAGACGGATGTTACCCGTGCCGCCGCCAAGGTGGCGAACCACCACGTCACGCGCGGAATTGTTGGTAGACAGAATCAGTATCGCGCCATCCTCTCCGCCATTGATTGTGTCTAGGTCATCAGATGCCGCAGCCGCTTCGGTGTCAAGGCGCACGCGCGAAGTAGTGGCGGTAATTGCACCCGTGGCGATGGTGGCATCTGATATGGTTAGCTTCAGGAACTTGGACACGGTCACATCATCGCTACCGGTCAACGCGCCGGATAGCGTCAACGCGCCCGCCGTGGATAGGTGGGCAATGACGGTATCGGAAGTGTCGCGCACCTCAAGCCTATTGTCTGCGGTGTCGTAGGCAACCTTAAAATCCTTAGACGTGCCAAAGTTCAATGTCTGGTTATCGAGCACGGTCAATTCGTTAAATTCGTTCGCCATGATTAGGTGTCCTTTTGGGTGACTTCAAAGCCAAAGGTGAGCACTCCCGCGCTGGTAAGCTGCAAGTACGGCTGCCACAGCCCGCGCGATGTGTTGTAGATGGAAAGGTATAGCTTGCCGTTTGTCGCGACAATCGGGCCGGTATCGGGGCAATCATCAATCGTGCCGTTGTAGACGAAGGTATCTGCGCTGATGGTGCCAGCCGCCAAATCAATCTTGGCGCGCCTGGTTCCGCCAACGTTGAGATACACGGTGTCCGCGTCAATCACTTCCACGTCACCCGTGCCCGCGCCGGATATGGTGGCGTTGACAAGGGATAGCGCGTTGTCAATGAATATGCGGCCAATGTCGCGGGTGTTCGCCATCGCGCGCCAAACTATCGAGCCGTCCATGTCGAGGATTGATGTACCCATGCCTGAGATAATCTTAACATCGGGCGTGACGCTGATTTGCTCCAGCGATACAAATCCATCGCGGTCTGTGCCGTACCGCTCGCCAACTGAAAGGTCGATGATACGAACAGCGGGCGCGCCGGAATCAACAACGGCGGTAATGACGTCTGTATTATCGGACAGTTCGCTATCTAAGGCGCGCTTCGTGCGAAGTACTACCTTGCATGTGGTATTCCAGTCCATGACGGGGATTTCGTAGCGAAGGTAAGACTTGCCCGTGATGGTGTCCGCATCGCCTATGTCGCCAATCTCCGCCGGGGTCGCTAGTAGCGGGTCGCTACCATCGGTGGTTTTGTACAGTAGCCACTTATCGGCGGGCGATGAATCAAGGCCGGGGCCATAGGACGCGGTCAGTAGCAACTGACCGTTGCCTATCTGCGCCAATGCAGTATCCTGCGGCGCGCTGATTTCACTGCCCACCAATGCGCCGGAAGAGTTCAGGATGAAAGACCGGTGATACGTGTTGAGTGAGCGAAGGTTGTACGCGTTGCGCTTCCGCACCGTGATGCGGTGGTCGCGCGTGGCGGACGGCGGGGCGGATAGCGCGTAGGTAAACGGCAGAGTGGCACTCGTGGCGGACGGCGTGGTGAATGTCGGGTCAGTGTCTACACCAGCATACACTTCATACCTATCTAGTGCGGTGTCTGCAATAGATATGTTATAGCGTATTCCACTAGTGTACGTACTTCCGCCCGTCACAAACTCTATATTAATCGGTAACCGATAGTCCGGTTTGGCAATCGCCACCGATGCAATATCAAACTCTATCCACAGTCCAAGGTTGTCATTGCTCATTAGGGTTGTGTGCGTGATGCCCGTCGCGCTCGTTATCGCAGTAGACCATGTAACGCCGGTAGGTGCGGTTTCATCATCCGCAATTACCTGAATCTTGTTGTCAGAGTCTACCGTTTCCTTCGCGATTCGGATAGGAGGAACAGCGTCAACGGTATCCGTGTTCGCACCCGCCGCCGCAGACGTGCCTAGCAGCCCTCGCCCGCCGGAGGGTACGGTCAGACTCGTTGATGTGCGGGAAGTGTAGTAAACAATTTCGCGGGTCGTTGCGCCATTCTTGATGTGCGCCCAGCCGCACTCCGGCCAATCTGAGAAGCCACTGGCGGTCGCCGTGGTAATCGTGCCCGCCCCGGAGCCGGAGAGTTGCGCAGAACCCGTCACACGTTGCGTGCCCAGCGTGCCCACCCATAGCTTGATGCTCGTTATATCGGCAGCTAGGGCGTTCTGGTTGGTCAACATGATTGCGGTGTACTTCGTATCACCGGGTGTCAGGTTGGGAGCATCCGCGATTGACTCCAGAAGCTCGACAGCGTCAAAGCCGCCTAACGCCTCGGTAGAGTAGTCGCCATCCCAAAATACGCGAATCCACTTGTTAGCGGTGGAGCCTTCCAGTAGCTTGTGCTCGTTGGCGGCGATGGTTACGGCGGTGCCTGCGGCGGTGTCTCCTGGGGCACGCCATGTGAGCGCATTCGTCGCCGTGGCGGAAAGTAGCCCGGTGCCTGTGCCGTTGCCTGCCCCTACGCCAGTTATAACGATTTGCGGAATGGGGGTATCCACAAGGAATCGCATACCACTTGAACCGGCGGACCATTTGCCACCGCCAAGGGAAGAGCCTAAATCATCCGCAAGTGTTTCATAAATGCCTAGCGAGTCCGCCCGTGTGTACGCTTGTGCCATGTGTTATGCCGCCGCGATGGTTAGCAGGCCCGTGCCCGCGTTGTAGGTGTAGGTGAGTTCCGGCGGCGATGGATGCCGGATGATTACCTGTTCCGTGTCAGTATTGGAGAATGCTCCTGCTCTGTCATACATTACCACACGATAGCTTGCCGTCTCCACATCGTCCGTGGTTACCGGCGAGACAAACTTGTAGTAGCCCGAGCCGTCTTCAAGGTAGGTCTGCACGGTCGTATACGTGGACGGTGCCGTCTCTTGCTGGATTTCGTAGTAGTCCGCATACGCGTATCCCCGCCATTGGAGAATGACGCGGGCGGGGTAGTCGAGGCCAACAGCATCGGCGGTCGATTCGGTAGAGTCGAACACCTCGATAGCTTGCGGTTCCGTGTTGTCATCAGACGTGGCGTAGTATTCGGTATCGTCTGAATTCTCGATGACGAATTCATAGCTTCGGTAATCGAACACGGAGAACGGCGCGGTGCCGGTCCATGAATATTTCCACACGCCATAGGTTACTTTTGTGGGGGGGGATAGGGTGGTCATGGTGATATCACATTCCCGTTTCCTAAATAAATGTTGCCACCGTACTTAAAGCTAGAAGTCCCTGCCAAACCATTTACGGTAGTTGCATCCGATTGGCATATAAACGTTCCATCAATGGCGTGTTGTTGCTGTTTACCGCCATGATTATCGTAGATGACATTATCAGCCACAACCAAACTTTGAATTGACCCATAGGTAGTTATGCCAGAAGTGTAGTGGCGAAGTATCGTTAGTGTTTCTACGTAAGTTCCATCTAATTCGTATACGTATATTTTTGAGTATCTACCACTAGATGATCCGGTACTTTTTGTTTGCGCTACGTAAACTCTATCATCCCAAACACTAACATGATGTTGGTCGGAAGTAGACCCGCTAGTAACGGTCCAATTATCTTCTTCGTTTAGAGTTGTAAAGTCATAAACATAAACAGTGCCTAATTTGCTTACTGTATATAAAGACCCGCCATAAGCTGCCATGCTCCAAGGTATTCTTTCTGAATCGCTTAAATAAGCATCATAATTTGTTTGCCCAGAATTCCCAACAATAACACCATCAAAATCATATGTACTGAACTGAACATAGTAGTGGCTTCCAGTTGGTGGTCCACTAGTTACTTGCAAGCTACAAACGTAAATCCCATTTTCATCAAGCGCAATATTTCTAGCAACTGAATATGCTTCATGTGTTCCAATTAACGTTGGGTAGGTTGCTGTTGGTAATAAAGCATCTGGGTCTCCAATATTAATAAACAATGAATCTGCCGAAACAATATCATCAACATCTCTAAACCTAACAATCAAATCGCCAGCAGGAGTGCCGGAAAAATTAGACCCTGCAACGTTTTTTACGTAATAGATAATATCGTCGTAAACGCAAACTTTGTTTCGCTGTGAATTGTTGTAAAACAACAATTCATCTTCACAATCATATGGGTAGGTTTTCAAATAGGTGAAGCACCCAGAATCACCAAAACCCTGCAATGACCTCGCAAAGCCTTGCAGCCTTCTTCCTGTTAAGCCTCCGTTTGGCATTATGATGTCGCCCAATAACGGCCCATAGCCAACTCTATCCAGTTATAAAGTTTGTTGTTTATGTAGACCGGCATCTTCATGATTATTATCTGCTCACCCACAAACCAGTTTGGAGTTACGATAAAGTCCTCAGATGAAACGCCGTTATCGTGGTTGCGTTTGTATTCAGGGTCTGTCGCGTCTTTGGTGTAGGTGATAGATTCACCATCTATATAAGCCACCGTAACACCATCGAATGTTGACTGCTGCAAGAGATACGGCTTTGCCACGTCGAACGATTCACCGGTAACTGTATTGGTGACTGGATTGTAAACCTTGACGGTCAACGTATCTTCACCAACGCTTTGCACCTCCGCCCATTTAATGTAGTTGGACGCGCCTGCAACACTCCCGCTATCGGGAAGGTCCACAGCAACGCCATCGGGGAATAGCCGCTTGCTGTTGCCGCCGCCGCTCACGGTCTGCCCGCGCATGGGGGCGCGCACGATATTGTTGTTAACATCGCGCGCGCGTAGCGGCTGGCCCGGCCTTGCTGGACTGTATGTCTTACCTACGCCCATATCTACCTCTTAACTAGATGGTATCAGTTCGTTAAAGTCTACGCCAAATTGGGTAACAATGTTCTTGATGCCCACGCCGCTAACCAGTCCTTCCGGCTCTTTGCCGGTCGCGGGGTCAACGAATACCGCCGTTTGCGTCCACAGGAACCCGTCCGCCTGAAAGGTGACTTCGCATAACCAGGTATCGGGCGTGGTTCCCTTGTCAAACAGTTCCGCCGTGAAGTTGGTACACAGCCACCGGCCCGGCCCGCCATAGTTCCAAGTCGCTGAATTGGTCTTGCCCAGGTACTTTATCTTTGTGTTAAAGATAGACGAAACCTTGAGCAACCCAACGTAGGTAATTTCGGCAAGCGGCCTGAACTGGTTCACCTTCGCGCCTTGCTCGACAGTCTGCCCGTGCCAGTTAGGGTCTTCATCGGGGAATGTGTGTGATACCGTAATCGGGAATCCGTTTAGGTCTTTGGCTGTCTGTATCTGATTCAGGCTTCCGCTCAACTTTGGTAGCCAACTTCCCAATGGCGGTATCGTGTCCTTGAACGCCTTGTAGTTGATGGTCGCGATAACCTTGGAATTATCTTCGGGGTGCATCGCAATATCACGCGACGATACTCGGAGATTGGCGTCCATGGTAGTAGTGTCACCAATGGCAAATCCGGCGGAGTCTAGCGCGGTCTTAGCCTCAAGGATGCGCGATGTTAGGGTGCCGCTGCCACTGCCCGCGCTTAGCCCGGTGACAAAGCAGGTGCGGATGAATTCCATCGCCGCGCCGTCTTGCTCGACAAACCTTGCGCCGCCGTCTTTCCAGTCAATGATTACGCTTGCTGCCATGTTTTATCCCATCACTGCTACCGGCGCGCGCATGGTGTTGCTGGCCGTCATTCGGGTTGCTTCTAGGATGCCCTGTAATAGCGTTGTATTTTGGTCTGCACCGGTACGGGTGTTGGACTGCGAAGTCGCAGCCACAGCCGCCGCAGACACGCCAGCGGCATCTGTGCCCATCATTCCGGTAACGCCACCAGATACGCCACCTACGCGGGGGGAGTATTCGCCGGTGCGGTAGGACGTACCCTCGCCAAAGTCTTTGATTTCCTTGGCGAAGTCTGCGGTATCTTTCATCGTGTCGGCTATTTGTTCGCGGAGTGCCTTTTCCTTTTCAAGTGGCGGAAGTATGTCCATCGTTTCTTCGATGATTGCCTTTTCAATATCCACGCCACCACCAACACCGCCGCCCATCATCTCCGCCCATTTGGACTTGAACGTTTCACCCCATCCAGTACCGCCGGATAGTTCGGCCGCTTTACTAAAAGCATCACCAGCAGACTTAGAAAGAGAATTTGTAAACTCTTGGCCGAATGCACCTTGTCCAATCATTGAGCCAAGCAAAGACATTTGAAACTTAGTTTCGTTTATCATTCCTTCGGTGAATTTTGATACACCAGTATCCATTCCCAACTTACTAAGTACAAAGTCTAAACCTTTAGCTAGTGCATTGATTGCTTCAAGCAGCCCCAACTTGAAACCACTAGCTATCATACCAAACACGTTTTTAAGTTGTGTAAGGTCTCCAGTGATAATACCACCAATTATACTACCCAATACGCCAAACGTTTTTGATACGCCAGCGGCAACGGAGAGCACAACACCCTTTATCTTGAACCACATGCCGTAAAGCATCTGTGCGCCATCAACTAGCTTTGCCATTCCATTTACAGCGTACTCAATTGCGCGGGTCATTAGCGGGCGCGCGCCACCGAATGACTTGGCAAAGTTTTGCATTAGCTCTGTAATGTACTGAACGGCGGGTGCAAGTTGTATCACTAATTGATTTTTGAACGCTTGGAATATGCCGCGAAGTTTTCCCATTGAGTCTCCCATTTCATCAACGGCGGCGGCTTCAAAGTTTGAAAAAAGTTCGCCGGTTATCTCCATTTCGGATTGTAGCTCGGTCAACGCTTCGCCACCCGCAGCAAGGAATGGAATCATCTCCATTCCGCCACGTCCGAATATCTGTTGTGCAATGGCGGCTTTCTGGGCAGACGTGCCTAGCTTATTCATCCCGCCACTAATCATCTCGATTTGCTGCAACAAAGGAAGGCGGATAAGGGTCTGAACGTCGATACCCAAAGCGGACAGTCCATCTCCGGCGGTACCCAATCCCATAGACGCCGCGCCTAGATTCTTCGTCATAATCTTGATGTTACGGTTCAGCATATCAACGTCAACTTCCGCAAATGACGCGGCGCGCTGTAACACCTGTATCTCTTCGGTGGTACTACCCAACACTTCGCTAAGGTGCTTCGTGTTTTCAATCATAGTTGCGGTTTCGCCAAATGCGGTAACGGTGTTTCGTATGCCGTTTTGAATTTGGTGAAACGCAAACATGGTAGCCCCGGCGGCAAAGGCGCTCTTGAGCACGTTGGCGGTGGTCATGCTGGACTTCTGCAAACTCTTCATGAGTCCAACAGACTCGTTGATACCCTTGCGGAGATGCGCCACTTCCGCGCGCATGGATACTGTTAGTGTTCTCTTATCCGCCATTGCTCGTAATCCTTATATTGCCGCCTATGCCCGCCATTGCTTTCTGATACAGTTCTTCGCCGGTCAACTTGCGCGGGCCTAGTATCTTATTTCGATACGACGAAAACGGCATTAGCTCTGCCATGTCGGGCGGGCGGTTGCCGCTAGTCGCTATCACGGCTTGGCAAACTTGCGCCATGATAGTCTCCATAGCATGGGTGCCCCACGGCTCTACCTGAAAATATGCCTGCCAATCAGCAAACTCATCGGCAGGCATGGATTCGATTTCTGATAGGGGCTTTCCAAGCGCGAGGGCTAGTCGGTGCTTGGCGAGCCATCCTGGTTCGTCTCGGAGTTTTTTTCCGCTAGTGCCTCGGGAGATTCGTTCATCTTGGATAGACTCATCGCCACTTCCGCAATTCGTGATACTGCCGTAGCAGACTTATCTTGCAATTCCGCAATATCCTTTTCGGTGAAGATGCGGACGCCGGATTCGTCGCAGGCGCACATGTACACGATTCGCGCGAAGTAATCGTCGGGCAGTTCCTCGTACTTGAGGATATGCTTTTGGAGTGCAGTCTTATCGCGCGCCGTCAGGGTGCAGACGTAAACGTCTACTCCCCATTCCGGCACGTGGACCACTTCAGTCTTGCGGTCGTCCATCGATAGAATCTTGGCTCGGATGTCCATTAGGGGGTGGTGTCCTCTGTAATTGCGCCGGTGACTTTGAACTTAAGGGTCTGCTGCATCGTCTCGCCAATCTTGGCGGATGCGCCAATCTCGGTGCAGAACATGGACGCTGCCCACGAGACGCCGGTGTTCCATGCCACGGTGACGGTTTCAGCCGCCGCGCCAAGCAGGGTAGCCGTCGCATCTGTGCAGTTGAAATAAGCGGTCAAGCTCAGTTCGCCACCGTCAACAAGGTCCGCAGGAATGTACGTATGGCTGCCGGTCGTTCCCATGTGCGTGCTTTTCAGTGCATCGCGGGTGCGGCCACCCCAATCAATGTCAATAAGCTGTCCGGCAAACGTGGACGTGCCAAACGTCACGGTTGCTCCGGTTCCGTCTACTGCTGTTCCGGCCATAGTGACCTACCTTTCTGTTATGGTCTAGCAGACCACTCGTATTCTTGTGTTACTGTTACAACGCGGCTGTCGCTCGCGTCTGATGGTTCCGTTATGTCTACATCTTCGCGGTTCAGGTGGAGCCGCTCAAAGGTTGCTGAATTGCCCGCCACCGTCACCGTTACTATTTCCGCGCCGTCGAGTGTTGCGCGGATTGCGTCCGCCAATGTCATTGCTGCCTCATAGCTTTCGGCAAAGGCCGATACTTCCGTCGTTCCCATCATTAAATTGCTGGACACCACGCCGCCCATGTGGTGATTCGTGGTGGCCTGTATGCGCTGATACGTTACAAAGGGCATCACCACATTGCGCGGAACGGCGTCGATGGAACACACCGTGTTATCGGCGTTGTTCGCAGCAACCACCGCAGCGGCATCGCGTAGCAGTTTGCGGATTGCAAATTCTGGGTGAAGAAATGCCATTACTTGCCTTTGTTTCTCTTCTTAAATTCTCTTGCTAGTGTCTTGCCAACTTCCGTTATAAACCGTGTGGCGGCATCGTTTGCTTTAGCTTTGAATGTATCTTGGAATATCGGCATACCCTTAAATCCTGGGTGCCTAAGCCTAACATTCGCACGCTTCCGCTTAATCTTTATAACGTGCGGTTTTACACCTGTTTCAAAGAAGTGCGCCAAGTATGCAAAGTTAGTAAACGTGTGAGGCTTATACTCGTTTCCAATGCCCGAAATAGCTTCGTTCCATGCACGCTTCTTTTCTTCGTTTTGCATGCTCTTAACGTTAGGCATTACAAATACGTTTATGCTACCTTTTTTCTTGTCAAACTTTGTGCGCAGCTGAATCTGTCGAGAATAGATTGCTCTTGATCGTGCATTCATATTGTCTAGCTTCATGGCAATATTTATTGCAATTGCATCACGCATTGGAATCATGGCACGTCTAGCGGAACGTCGAAGAATAGAAACTTGTGTTTCTTTTTCCATTTCCTTTAGTGCGTTATACAATTCCAGCGCACCGTCTAGTTTGAACTTCTCGATTATCGCCATTACGCCACCTCAACGCATTCGCAAACTAAATCTTGCTTGCGCCCGGTAGGGTCGTACACACTGGATATATTCAACTGTCTGCACAGAATCACTTTTGAATCGTCCGCGTGATTAGCTTGTGCGGTTCCAAACTGCGCGCGCGCTACGGTAATCGTGTTGCCGCTAATGGATGATATGGTCATAAGCTCGTCGTCGATTCGTAGTGCCCGCACGCGCCGTGTCTGCGGGAATAGCGCAAAGGAGGAATCGTCTACGGTGATTGTCGTTCCGGTTGTGACTGCACCGTTGAGTTGGCCGGGGAATCCGTCTATCAGGAATCGCCGCTCGGTGGTAATGTCGGGCCGGTAGTTGACGCGAACCTTATATTTCATCATCGCACTATTCTGTCCGTCTTCAACTGTCTCACTACCCGATATTGGAATCACTTCGGCATATACAAAGCCTACGTTCGTCCATGTAATCGTTGGGTCACCGCTCGCGGTGCTAATGCTTGTCGTTGGCTTCTGGAGATACAGAATTCTGTTTTTCAGTCCGGCTCTCGGCATTTCTGAATTCTCCGTTTTCGGCGACTTTGGTTACTTTATCCAATGAGGAAGCTGGCACCGCAATGCCGGATTTCTCGTAGCCATCGGCAAGCGTGGCGTCAATCTCGATTACATCGCCGGGCTTGCAGATGTTGTATTTGATTACCTTCACTGGGATTCCGTTGATGGTTTCCAAGGCGGTGTACTGAAAGCCGGGGGGGGTTACCGCCTTTAGTACCTTAACCTTCTTCTTGCTCATCTCTCTCTCCTAGAATGTGTATATTCTGTCTTGCCACAGTAGGGCTTCTACGCCCATTGGTAGACTGTTCACAATGTTGCCAATCACGGTGTCTTCGCGCTGGTTGTACCAATCGCTAATAAGTAACCGCATGGCGTGTCGCGCGGATTCTGGTACGCTTGCGCTCGTTGCGCCATATCCGCAAATGTAGGTAATGATTACGGCGTTGCGCTTGTTAGGGTAGACCAATGGATAGGTCACACCGTCCACAGGCTCCACCGTACCGGGTTGCGCTTTGGTGTCTACCTGATAGTTGCTAGTCGCCCATGTCTGCGTCGTGCCGTCTGTGTCAACGTAGGTGAGGCTGGATACGCTTTGCAGTGGGGCGAATGGCAACTCTATCGGGCAGTTAACGCCAGGGAAGTCATCAAGGTATAGCTTGCGCGTTTGGGTGATATACGCGCGATTCTGGAAGTTTTCGCAAGTGACTCGTGCCGCCTTGATTAAACTTTCGATGTAGCTATCATCGGTCGTGTGGTCAACGCGCAAATGCGCCTTGGCCTCGGCCACGGTCAGCGGATCAACGGATGGTGCGCTAGTGACTTCTACCTTAATCATTACATCGGCATCGCGGTGACGCTGAACGTAAAGCTCGCGTCATCGGTGGTTGCGTCAGTGATAGACCATGCACAACGCCATTCGTCGCCTACCAGGTTGCGGATGCTTCCAGCGGCTAGTGCGCTACCGTTTTCAAACATGGTCTGTGCACCGTTGCTGGATACCTTAGCGATGTATCGCTTGGCTCCACCGTTGCCCAGGACTTGGGTAAAGACCACCACGTCAAGCCAATTGGTGCCGTCAATCTTGGTCTGAATCTTCATGTCCAGCGTATCGCCCGCAGCCGTAGCGGCGGCGGACACATCGAACACAAAGCCATACCCGTTAGGCGCATCGGGGAGCCTCACGGCATCACTAACGCCCGTGGCCGTACGCGCGGCACTCGCTACCAGTTCAGTAGCCAAGAATACCGGGCGGGGCGTGGTCTGAAGTATGGCACTCATTATGCGCGCACCTTGGCAATCTGGAAGTAGTCCACATCGAGCACCGCGGCTGCGGCGGTCTTGTTCTTTGCACCAAAGACAACGTGCATTTCCTCAAGGCCGGAAATGGTAATGTCATGGGTCGTGCCTGCAACGCCATTAACGAAGGGCGTAATCTTGCCGGTAGTGCCGTCGTTGGGGTCATAGATGAATCCCAAACGAATCGACGCGGCGGAGGTGTACCCGGTGAACGTGGCATTGGTTACTTGAGTTCCAGCGTTGCTCGTCTCAAACTTCCAGTACGCGCCGCCGTCCACAAAGAATACCGCGCCATCGTAGCTTGCAGCGGGTCCAGCTTCGGAGTCTTGAAGGAAGTTTGCGCCTACGGTATCGCTCAGACCGAGAATGAAGTTGTGGTCGCCGGTGGCAGTCACCTGAGCTTCAAACGCAATCGGGCGGTCGTTGAAAATCCAGCTTTCTGCCTTGGAAGACAGATAGGATTCGTCGTTGTCAGTGCCGTTGTTGGTGATTCTCAGAATGCCATCTTCGGCATCTGCAATAACCGCCGTGCCGCCGGAATCGGTGACAAGGGTGTAGTTATTGGTGTTGTCGGTGGCAAAGAAGTCATCGCGCAACACACTGCCGATACCAGGGTCTTGCAGTAGTTCCTTGACGGGGAAGTGACGCCAAACGGAATTGGCAAGGCCATAGGTCGTTTCGCGGGTGCCCACCACGCCATTAGCGGAGGTGAACCCTTCCACTTTGAAAGCGTTGTATTCGCTCATTGGTTATTCTCCAGATTGCCGGGCGAGTTGCCCCGCCCGGCTAATCGTTGGTTAGTGGTTAGGCAATTACGGTGTCGGGCGTCAGGTCGCCATAGGCGCGGTTCGCCTTGGCTACCATGCACACACGGGCTTCGTCGCCAGAGTTGGAGCAGGTCAGGCGCGCCGTCACGTAACGCAACTCAACGCCGTTGTCCGCGCCAATCTGCGCGATTTCGGACGCGCTGCATTCGATGGTGACTTCGTCGCCAACAGCGTCCGCCGCAACGGTGCCGGAGTCCTTGACCACGTAAGCGGTGCCGGCGCCGGCGGAATCCTCGTAGGCCACGATTTCGAGCTTCGTCACGCCACTAGAAGAGGCGGACACGCTGGTCGTGGACTGGTACAGGATGTTGGAGAAGTCGCGCATGTCCTGCACGTACTTGGTGGTGCCGCCATCGGGCGACAACACGGTAGCGGACGTGCCGCCGGGGTCGTGGTCGTAGTTCTTAATCTTGAACTTGCTCTTGATTACTTCGGTATCGAGGGTGCTACCAGCCATTGTGGTTATCTCCTAGTTGTGTGTTTCAGATTACGCGCGCGCGCCAAGGGCAACGAACGGGCTGAGGGTGTCGCCATTCTTCGGCGTAAGGGCCGAACGCCACCAGCAACGGCCAGCGTTGCGGGCAACCACGCGGAAGGCGCGTTCGTTGTTGAGGAAGCGAACGTGAATGGATTCAGCGAACGTCTCACCGCCAAGGTTGCCACGCAGGTACTGGCTGAAGTCGGCGAAGATAATGTCGCCAGCGTCGCCAACGGTGGGCAGGGCCTCGTGGAAGTAGATGGGGCGGCCAAGCAACAGGTTCGGCGCGCCTTCACGGGCGGACGGCTGCCACGCCGGAACGCCAGCGGTGCCCACAGACTGATTCATCTTCATGAGGGCCGGGAGCACGTTGTGATTGGCAAGCCAAATCGCGTTGCCCTTGGACCACTGGCGAGCATACATCTTGATGATGTTCTCGAACTGCACAGTATCCGCAGCCTGCCCGGTTTCCTTGGTCACGGTGATAAGGCTCGGGGTCGTAAGGATACCCTCGAACTTACCAACGCCGGTACCGTTGATGGTTTCGTCGATGAGCGTGCTAACGATTTCCTGCCCGAAGAACTGGCGGAAGAGGCTGGCAAAGGTGATGGGAGAATCGGCAAGCAGTTCCTCGGTGGCGTACGCAACGCCCATGATGGAATCAGCCTGGAGCGTGACGCGCTCGGTCGAGAAGCGGGAGGATACAACATCTTCCGTCTCGGACCGGCGATACACGCGCAGCCCTCCGGTAACGCTCGTCGAGTGGTTCTTGTCCACGCGGGCGTTAACATGTACGGTCGGGGTGCTCATCGGCACGTTGGTGCAAAGCGCGGTAATCGGGTCCAGCTCGGGGTCAACCATAAGCAGACCGGACTGGAATCCCTCGGGGACGGTGAACCCGCCATACTGGTCGTTGCTGCCGGTCTGTTCGTCGCTACCAGCGGCAGACAGATAGTTCAGTCCCTCGGCGCGCTTGCCGGTCATACCCGCAACCATGACGGCCTTGAGGAAGTCGGTTTCGTTCTTGAAACCCTTCTTCGGGTCGTCCTGCACGCGGTCGCGTACGTCGGTCACCTGCACCGGCGCGGGCGCAAAGGTGTTGTTAGCCGTCGAGGTGTCGAGGGTCGCCAGCTTGGCAGAGCGGTTGTCGCGCTTCGTGCGGGCGGCGATAACGCCATTGATGTTTTCAACCTGCTTCAGGATGCTTTCACATTCGGCATCTTCGGATTCGGTCAGTTCCGCCTTGGCGTCGAGAGCCTTAGCCTTCGCAACGAGTTCTTCCTTGTGCTTGCCAAGGTCCTGCAAGCTCATCGTCAAATAGTCCATTGTTGTTTCTCCAAGTTCGCCGGGAAAACAAAAAAAGCGCGCAAAGCTCAAGTGGGAATTTTCCCACTCAAACCTCGCACGCCAAGTTCGCTTAACGGCTTAGTTCCGTGATTTAGTTGTATCGTCGTTTGCTTTAGACTTGCCCCGGCAGTCGCGCCGTTCGCTTATCTTTGGCAAGTATATACCATCGCTAATACAATGTCAAGTCTATTCTAACTCGAGCAATTGAATCTGTCGCGCGCGCCCTGACTTGCTATTCGGGCGGATGCGCGCGGTGAGTTTTTCAAGTGCCACGTCATAGCTTTCCACGGCGTCGATTAGTCCAAGTTGCTTGGCATCCTTGGCGAACCAGGTACCACCGTCGGAGACAAGGCTATCTACTTGAGACTTAGACAACTTGCGGCCCAATTGAATCGCGGTGGAGAAGAATGTCTGAGCCTGATTTACAAGGGATTGGATACGGGCAAGCTGCGGCTCGTTAATCGCCACGCCATCCGCACCTACACCCTTGTTTGCGCCGGTGGTGATTAGGTGAACCTTGACGCCCTGCATCTCCGCCGCGCCACTGGAATCATAGACCACGGTGTACGTTCCAATACTGCCCGCTTCGCCTGCCGGGTTAAGGGTAAGGCGCGGGGCTTGGCTCGCCACGTACATACCGGCACTCGCTACTAGGTCATCGGCGTGAGCGGCCAATGGTTTGATGCTTGCGGCCTTGTATACATCATTGGCGAATTCGTCGCTACCGGCAAAGCTGCCGCCGGGGGTATCAAAGTGGAGCATGATAGCCTTGACGCTAGGGTCGTTGGTGGCTTGGCTAAGTGCGCGCCGGGCTTGATTGGTCGAGGTTCCAAACTTATTGCTGCCCTTCGTCATGACGCCAATCACGGGGATAATCGCCACGCCTTGCGCGGTGATGCCGTACAGGTCGCGCCGGTCGCTAATCGGCTCCATGTTGAGCATTTCCTGATAGGCGGCTTTTGGGTCAAACTCGCTCAGGAAAATATTAGGGTTAGCTTCCAGCTTCGCCTTAACGCTTTGCGCGAATCGCGTCTCCAGCATGTAAACGCCCATATGGTGCATGAAGCATTGGGGGGTGTGGTTCATGTATTAGTCTCCTACTAAGTGGGATACTAGGGCGGTCGTGATGCCCTGATAGTCTATGGCAGTGGGGTTATCGAGCGCATCGAGCGCGATGGTTTGCTTTAGGGTTTCTTCGTCGCCACCGAATGCGGTGAAGGTATCGCAAAGGTTCACAATGATTTCGGCGCGAAGTTCGGTATGGAATTCGGCAATAGCGGTGGATGAGGATTCCACGTCTTCGCCGTGCTTCTTCTCTATGCGCGGCACCGCCTTCTCCGCCTTGCGCTCTGCGCGCTCCACCACGGGCCACACGATAGACCATGCCTGCTCGCGGGTGATGCGCGGGGTGGTCGGGGTGTCGTTAGTGTGTGGCGTTGCTAGTTGTGTGGTGGTTTCTTCCATATCGTCGTCTTCCACGTCGGGCGGCTCGGGTGTAGTCATGGGTGCGGATTGGCTCGGGGTCGCGGCTTTGATTTCGGCGGGGAATAGCATATTCTCTTTGAGCCTCATAAGGTTGGCGTTAACGAATCGTTGGTCCCCAATGGGGCCAATGGTATTCCCGCCAATGTATTGCAAAGCCTCGTTGATGGAGTACACACCCTTGTCTATCATCTTGGCGACGTGGTCCGTCTGTGCCGCGATGTCGCCACGAAGTAGGGCATTCATGTTGTGGTACAGCCGCATGTCGCGCTCGTCGCGCCGGAATAGCTTGCGCTGTGCCTCTTCTTCCCATCCCTTGATTTCACCCTGCAAACAGTCAGTTACGTAGTTGCGGTTTTCGTTCTCAAGAGTGTTGTAGTTGGCGCGCATCAAGTGCTGAATCTTGGACGGCGGGATACGTATCCATCGGCACACTTCCTCGATTTGCAACTGCCGGGTCTGAAGGAATTGCATATCGTCGGGCGAGATGGAAAGCTGTTGGTATTCCATGCCGTCCTCAAGAAGCAACCACCCGCCAGACTTGCGCGCACCACGGTATGCGGCGTCGAATGAATCCTTGAACTTGCTACGGGCTGCGTCGTTGAGTTTCGCGGGATGCCGCAAAATGGAAGTCACCGCGCCGCGATTCTTGAATGAGGACGCGCCGAATGCCTCAGCCGCCAAGGTAAGGGATAGGGAATTCGCGGCATAGCGAATCACACTGTACCCCTGCAATGGGTCGCTACCCAGCCCGCGCAGGTGGAACATGTTATCGGCGTCGATGTAGTCTTCGTGCTTGTCCACCATCTTGCCACCTTGGAACCGGTAGCTTTTCAACCACTTGTATTTGAGCCTACCGGTGGCGTTATCCCATTCGGGCTGAATCGTGCCGGGGTGCCGGGGGTGTAGCGCGATTGGATTCATGTTGGCATCGCGTTCGATTTCGGCGTAAGCGTTACCCCATCCGTGCTTCCAATGCTGCATCTGCGCGCGGAAGGTCATGGGATTCTGATAGCTGTTTGGCGCGTAGTAGAATAGGTACGTAACGATATGCTCGTCGTTGCGTACCTTGTTGATGTCGTCCTGATACTGGACGGCGTACGCGGGGAGTTTGGCTATATCCTCGGAGATATTGCGCAGGGCGGCGTACCATGCGGATGATGTTAGCACGGTATCGTCTGTGACTAGCTCGCCCGCCGTGGTATTGCTTATGGTTGTGCCGCCGGTGGTCCAGTAGCGTTCGTCATAGATTGGATTGCTACTGAATAGTGCGCTGAATATTCCGGGCATAGTGTGCCTCCAAAGCTAAGTCAAGCCAAAGTAGAAGCGCGGGCACCACCAGCGCCAGCGGCAGATATATCATTCCACACCCTACGGCCAAGCTAACATAGCATAGAAGGTGTATAAGTATCAATAGTATACTGCTAGCGTGTTTCTTCATTTTAGAATCCTCCGCAAAGAACTTCGTTTGATTCGTAGGCTGAGATGTTCGCTTGCGAGTATCTCATGCACATACCTACCGCCATGATTGCAGCGGCAACGCCGTCAATGCGCCGCTCTGCCGCGTTCTTGTCTAGCTTGAATGTTTCATTTGGCGCGTGCTTAATCATCGCGTTGCTAAAATTCCATCGCGCTATATGGTTGTAGTTGTGGCGAAAGGTTCCTTCAATCACACGGCGTTCCAGTTCTTTACCTGGTTCGGTGATAGTTGCCGGGCCTTGCGCAAATCGTTCTACTTCCATGCCGCGATTCATGAGGTATTGCATACTCGATGAATTGTTCCACGGGTCAGCAGCCACGCGGCGAACGTTGTACTCTTCGCAAATCTTGAAGATGCGGTCGTTAACGTATTCTATATCAATCACTTCGCCGGGGATAAGTTCTATCAGTCCTTCGCGTTCCCATTGGCGATAAGGAACGTTGTCTTTCTTTTCCTTCTCCACAATCTTATGGTCGGGTATCCAGAACCACCATCGCAAATCATATCCGCCATCGGGGTGTGCCCATGCGATACAGAATGAGGTTAGGTCGTTGTTGCTGGATAGGTCGAATCCGCCGTAGCCTTCTTGGCTTTGCAGTTCATCGTCGGGTCTACCGGCTTCGCAATCGTCGTATTTCATCATGTCAATCCATGCTTCGGATTGCTCAGTGACAATGTTCAAGTGTAGCCGCAGAAAGTTATTCAACTGCGTCATATCGTCGCCACACTTCTGCGCCTCGCGGGCATAGAATTCTTCTGGCACGGATATGCCGATATTGGGATTAGCTTTGTGCCAGTAGTCGGGTTTCTTCCAGCACTCAGGGTCCGCCTTATATTCCGCGTTGGTTATCTCATACACCACCGGAAGATACGCGGGGTCGAATCCTGGTTTGTTGGGGTCGCCATCGTTGGCGCAGACTTGGCGGGCGTAGGCAAGCTCGCGATTGCAAAGGCTGGGACGGTCGTAGTCTGCGGTGGTAGTCTTAACTATAATTGCGTCCGGCTTGGCGGCGGTGGACTTGATGAGCACTTCCGCCAGTTCTGGCGATGCGTGGCGGTGGAGTTCGTCAATCAGCAGGAAGTCAGGAGATACACCATCACCGGAATCGGCGTCCTTGGATAGTGGCTTGTAGCTCACCATGATGTCAGGGCGGAGTACAGACTTAGGGCTTGCGGGCGCGTTCTCACCATAGACTTTTAGTAGGATCTTTAGGTCGTCGCTGTGACGGCGCATCTTGCAGATGCACTGGAAGGCTAGTCCAGCCTGCTCGCGATTGGATGCGGCGGAGTAGAATTGCGCGCCGGCTTTGGCTAGGAAAGCTAGTTCTATCATCATCCACCCAGCGGCGAACGTGGTTTTGCCCTGCTTCTTTCCTACATAAATAAGACACTCACGGAAGCGGCGGGAGCCGTCCGCCTTCCGCCATCCGTAGAAGTTGAGTATGGTGCTCATCTGCCACGGGGATAGTAGGCACGGCTGACCTACAAGCGGGCCTTCAGGGTGCTTGACGTGTGTTTCAAATAGGTCAACCACCTGCTCCGCGTATTCGGAATCGAAGTAGTAACCGGGCTGCGCCAGGGCAAACGGGTCAAAGTTGGGTAAGCACCGGAGCAGCTTAACCAGTTTTCGAGGTATATTGTATAGCTTACTTACCTCGGAATCAGTCTTCATCGTCGTCATCATCCGCAAAGCGGCTCTTCTTTTCGGCATTAATCGGCATGATTTCGCCTAGCTTCGGGGCTAGTTCCGCCACTTTGGAGCGGGCGGCAGGGTTAAGTCCACACCTATCGAGCGCGGATTGGAGCTGCTTTACCGCCACTTGCCGTTGGGATATGGCTGGATTCTGCGCTAGGAACCCGGTCTTTGTCGGCATCACGCGGCCATGTTGGGCTATCAGGGCGTCACATTCCGCGATGGTCCCTAGTGCATCGGCCATTAACCCCATCTGGATGGCGTCGGTTTCGGTGGTGCAGTGTAGCGGTTCAATGACGGATACGACGTATGGCCAATAGCTCAACGCCATTTCGGATAGGTAGTGTGGCGGCGATGGGATTGCAAAGCCAAGTTTAGGCTGCGTCTTTGCGCGGGCTATGCCGCGGTCGGAGTTTGACGCTACAAGATGTTCTGTTGGTTTGCGTTGCGGTCCGCGCATATTTGGGTACTCCAAAGGTCTGGACGAAAACTCGCGGGCGGCAGAAATGTGC